ATATATGCCATTAGCTACTGGTTGCTTACCCCAGTCAGTTGTTTCTTGAAGTATATCAATCATGCAACACTCCTATGTATTTGCTCATTGTACTCATTGTCTTCAACAAAAGTCTCTTCGTTAGGTACAAATTTAACCATTGACTCACCAGTCTCAGGACACTTGAACTTAACAATTTCACAATTATCCCAGAAATCATCATTACTCTCTTCTTGAGCAACTGCTGACACTACCATAGTCACTTCATCAATGTGACCTTGAATAAAGAAATCAAGAAGCATGTCACCAAAAGGTGTTCTTCCATTAGACTTCCATCTTATGATCCCATCATTATCAACATATGCTTCAGCAGCATTCCTAGCAACATCTTCATATGTTCTATTAGTGAAAAGACCTTGGTCGTTTCCTAAAGCTCTGTAGCTACGTCCTGCTAATAAGTAGCAATCCATAATGTTTACTCCGTTAGGTCTCTCAGACTCTTCTCTTGTTTTACCAAAAGAATCGAAGTTGTAGTAGTCTTTTTTTATTTCAAAATTTTTCATATTGTTCTCCTTACTTAACATACATCTATTATCCCAAATACTCGATTTGAAGTCAACAGTTATTACAAATTTTATTCAAAAAATTTATATGATTCATAATAACCACTACAGCCGATTGCAGAGTTATCACACCCTCTTCCATCACTCCAGATCTCTAAACCTATTTTGTCAAAAGAACTTCTAGGTAAAAACATTTCTTTGAATGTAGTATCTAAGTTTGATTCGTAAACATTCTTACCCATTCTACTAATAGGCTTGACAGTTAAACTGTTAGCAGATACTGCTTTTATGATAGCTGTAACAGTAAGCTCGTTATCAGTAAACTGACATGTATCTAAACCTACTTCTATATAATCTCTTAACCCTTCCATTACTTACCTCCGTAGCCTAAAGCTCTCATTGCTGGTTTAGGATGAATCTCTTCAGCCAATTCTAAGTATTGTTCTACATAAACATTCTTAACAAGGAAGTTGATCCATGCTTTGTAAGGCTTGTAGCCATACTTAAACCTAGCAATGAATTCTGGCTTAGGTAATCCTTTCCATGAAGGATGACATTTAGGATGTGCAACATCCATGTTGATTGAATTAGTGTGACGTCCTCTGTACATTAGATACATTCCATCCCACGTGAAGTCTTCTTTATTGAATTTAGTCATTTGGTTCTCCTTACTTAACATACAACTATTATCTCCTATAGTTGATTTGAAGTCAACGGTTATAACAAATTTTTGACGAAAAAAAAGGGAGCCGAAGCTCCCTTTAAGACTAAGTAATCAGAGATTACATAATGTTTTTAACTAATACTCTTCTGTAGTATTTGTTAGCATTGTCATCAAGTGCACCATCAGCGCCAAGGTCGTTGTCTGCTGAGGAGATTCCTCTAGCAAATGGGTTTTCAACAACACCATACCTTGTTTTGAATCCAATTTTTGGTTGGAAAGTGTTCTCACCAACCGCTCTAACCATTTGTAATGGTACGTACGGACAGTAGAATAATCCAGCGTCAAAAGCGCTTGACCCTTTATAACCAACAGTCATGTAATGTACACCACTTGTAGGAGTAAAGTATGGGTCGATAAATACTCTGATTCTTCCGTTAAGAACACCAGCAAAAGTAGAGCCAGTATCATCAACTTGTAGATTGTTAGAGTTAAGAGCAGGTGTATAATCTAATACGCCAGCCATTTGAAGTGCAGAAGCAACATCAGAAGAACATAACATGATGTTACCTTTTCCTCTTCTTGTTCCTCTTGCGATCTCATTAGCTTCTCTTTCGATTTGGAACATAAGACCTTTAAACTTCTCAACCATCCATCTACCGTTAGAGTCAACGTCTAAGTCGAAAGATCCTGCTGCAGCAACGTTTTGTTGTGCGCCAGTAACAGCAACTGTGTTAACTGTTCTTACGATTTCTCTGTTAATCTCTGCTAAGATTTCTGTTGAAAGAATGTTTGCAAGTTCTGTTTCAGCATCTAAGCCATGAATAGCTTTTAGATCCTGAGCAAGTTCCATTGAATATTCAGCTTTTAGGGCTCTTGATTTAGCTGTAACAGCAATTTTCTCGATTGAGAAAGCCATTTCAGCAAAAGCAGTTCCGCCTGACTCACCTAAAGCTTCAGCTGAAGAAGTAGCCATACCACCTTGGAAGTTGTAAGAAGTAGTGTTACCTGAAGGCTCTTCACCGTGTTGGCTTAAACCGATAGTTGTATTACTTCCACCTGATCCAGGGATAGATGAATGTTCTGCGTTAGCTTCGTTATAAAAAGCTTCTGATCCTGTTTGGTTAGTGTATCTGCTTCTCATAGCAAATATTAAACCAGTAGGTCCAGTCATAGGCTGTACACCAACTAAGTCATAAGCGACTAAGTTAGGCATTGCTCTACGTACTAAGCTGATTAGAACTGGATCATAGTTATCAACGCTTGATCCTGTAGCGTTTGTAGGTGCTTCAGCAAGTAGTGAGTTTGGTGAAAAACCTCTATCTTCTCTGATTGCCTTTTCTGTGTTCTCCAAACAAACTGCAGTTACTGATTTCTTATGACTGTCCCCTATTTCAGGTAAGTCAGTGTGCTCAATAATTGGCTGCCACTTGTTCTGAAGAGTTTCGTAATTTGATTCCATTTTAATTTCCCCTTAAAATATTGTTACGAGTTACTTTCTAGCAGTACGCGCAATTGCGTCTGCATACTTAGCCATGCCACCTGGTAAAGCCTTAACTTCTTCGTCAAGTTCTACTGGTTGCTCATCTGATAAATCAGATGATTTAGCTGGTTTAGTGTCGAAGTATGATTCTTTCAAAGTGTTTAGTTTTGATTGAAAGTCTTCAACGTTCTCATAATCAAGTCCTTCCGATAGAGCACGGAGTTTTTCAATTTGAGTTTCCGCTAAGCCATTAGTAGCCTCAGCGAAAATGTTCTGTGTTAGTGACTCTACGAGTTCATTAGAAAGATTAATTTTCTCACTAGTTTCCTCTTCAAGTTTAGTTTCTAGTTCTTCAACTCTATTTTCAAGAGATGCAAGAACATCTGTTTGAGTATCTTCAGGAAGAATCACGTTATGTGCTTCTATTAATCCTTTTAGACCAGACATGAATGATTCAGCAACTTCAACTTTTAATGAAGACTCAATTGCAACTTGATTCTCTTCAAGCCATTGCTCTGATAAGTAGTTGATGTATTCATCAAGTTTACCAGTCATGTCTTCTTTCAGTTGCTCTTTTGCTTCATCTATTTGAGATGCGAACGCTTCTGAGTATTGATCATTAAGATCTGATACTCTAGCATTTACAGCAGCTTCAAATACTGTCTCTGCTTTTTCTCTTAGGTCTTCAGATAAATCTTCACCAAATATAGCGTCGATATCTTCCTTTACACCAGCACCTTGTCCTGGAGTTCCAACCTTAGGTGCTTCTTTAGCAGTAGCAGAACCAGCTTTGTCAGCTTTTCGAGCTGGAGCTTTCTTGCCACCTTTAGAAGTAACTAGGTCTTCACCTTTAGATTCGGATCCTGATTTAACGTCTGCCCCACCTGGATTAGGTGCAGTAAAACCTACAGTCTTATCTGCTGGTCTTTTATTGCTACCTTTAACCACTGGGTCAGCGATTTCTGAATTTTCACCGCTGGCCTTAAACTCGTCAAGTTCTACTTGCTCTTCGGCCACAGCTTCGATTGTTTCGAACTTATCTAGTTCATTAGCCATTTTTTTCTCCTCGTTTATTGAGTGTATACATTTGTATATTATTTATAAATTTACTATTTACAGGGTATTTAGGAACTTTCCAAAAAGCTCAATCTTCCTTTCCTGCAACTCTCTTGCGGATCTAATACCTGTATTCTGTATCTCTTCAATCACTTGTTGTGATTGCCAAGAATTAGATGCAGCATCATAAATCCATTCTACTCCCTCCATAACTCCATTTACAAATGCATTTGGAGCAGAAGGGTCTGCAACAATATCACCAGCGGTAGCAAGTTGAAAATCTCCTTGCACTTCGTTGATACCTTCAGCAGTTTGTTTAATCGATCCCATACCTCTTGATGATACACCTAATGATGCACCTTCATCAATAAGACTTTTAACAATCTTACCGTATGGAGTATCCATTACCTTTGCCTTACCTACAAAATCTTGACCTTCTCTTCTGAGGTCTTTGATCATGTGTGAAACTCTTTCTAAGTTTATGGTTGGTCCGTCAGGATGTCCTAACTCACCATAAGCTCTGTTGTTTTTTACGAATGTGTCGTTATATCTACTTACTTCTTTATCTAATGTTTCCATTGGATACATACGACCATTTCTATTTTTTATACCACCTTGCATAAAGATACCTTCGATAAAGTAATCTTTTCCTTTACCATCTTTAGCTTCAGTTATTACTGGTCTAATTGAATCAAAATTTGTTTCTGCTATTAGTTTCATGTTAACCTTCTACTGATACGCCAGCTGCTAATAAAGTAGCTGCTGATCCAAAGACTTCGTCTGATGGGTCTTTCTTTAATAATACTGTCTCTGCTGGACCTACTGAAACCATACCTTTAACAACACCAGCAACTCCATTAGCTTCAGTAGATACTGTGCTGTTAGCTGATCCTGTTTGAATAGTTACGTTTCCGAATGATGTAGAGTTGTTGTAGACTCTTACGACAGAGTTTAATCCTATATTACTTGCATGAGAATTATTAGCCACTAATGCAGCTTGTGATGTTTTTACTTTAATGATCTCAGACATCTTTGATTTCCTCTACAACTTCTAAAGCAAACTCTACAGCTGCTTCAGGATTCTTTAATGCTAGCTCATCAAATGCTGCTAGATTATCTTCAGTAAGATTCTCTCTTACAAAGTTAATTGCCTGCTCATATACTTCTGCATCCTGACCATCTTTATAATGTCCAGCGCCTGCAGCGTCATGAGTTCCATCTTTTTTAATTGATCCGCCTTTAAAGACTGCATCTTGTTCAGCTTCATTTTTGAATGCTGGATGAAGTGCTGTTGCAACATTGTCTTTATGCTTACCAACGAAGTTCTTTTCAGCTTCTGATTTTGGATTGGCATAATTAGATACCTGACCAGCTTGTTGTTCTGGATCTGGTACTATGTCGATCTTCTTAAGTTCAACTATGTTTCTAAGTGATTTCATTTTCCTCTTCCTCGTCTTCGATCTCTAGATCGGTTTCGGGTTCTATTTCAGTTTCTTCACCTTCATCTTCAACAGGCTCTGAGTCATCAGGTTCATCTATTAGTTCCTGATCTGCTTGATACTCATCACCCTCTTCTGGTTCTAAGTCAAGCTCTGGTTGTACTTCAACCTGCTCAGCGTCTGGTTCGTAATCTTGACCAAACAATCCGTTACTAACTTGGCTCTTAACTCCTGCAACTTTGTCTGCTAGTTTATCTACCAAAACATCATTGAGGACATCACCAGCTTTGTTAGGCTTATCGTCCAATGCCAAGTCAACTATATCTCTTACATTATCACTCATTATATTCTCCAACTATATTTATATATCTTACACTTGCTCAGGCGGTGCTTCTGGGAATCCATTCCCTTGATCCGGCTGTTCTTCGCCATTTTCTGGCTGTTGTGCGTCCATTTGTTCTTGTTCTGCTTCAGAATCTATCATCATCTCTGCATGCATGTCATCAATTTCTTGGTCTGTTTGTTTAAGAAGATTCTTCTTAACCCATACTTGTGAGAAGTATTTTCCAAGATAAGGATCGACATCATTGATTGCTGATATCTGTTCTCTGAAAATTTCTAAATCTTTTAACTCTGAGAAATGACTATCTGTTACATAGTCAAATTTTATTTCTCTTCTAAGTGCTGGCCAATCATCAGGTGTGATTACGCCTTTCAATACTAATTGTTTCTCTAAGCATTTTTCAAACAACTGAGAGAACTTCAATCTTAGTCTTGCAATAAACTTCTGAAACTTAATTTCATCCCTACTAATTTCAGAAGCTCTACCTATTGCAAAGCCAGTTTCAGCTTCTAACCTAGACACAGGCACGTTTAATGCTCTGTATAATTTCTTTTGGAAGTATAAAACATCATCCATCTCACCAAGGTTTTGGCCCGCAGGTAGAGTTGTTATCTCTGTACCTTTACCACCCTCTCTTCTTGGTAACCAATAATCTTCAAGCATTGTCATAAATTTACGATCGTCTCTCAGTTCACCTGTGTTCGCATCGTAAACTAATCTATTCTTATGCTTGGCCATCATATCTCTAAGATATTGTTCTGCTTTTACTTTGGGAAGATTACCAACGTCAATATAGAATATCCTTCTCTCTGGTGCTCTTGATATTCTATAGATGACTGTAGCGTCTTCTAATACTCTTAATTGATTTAAAGGTTTTATAGCTTTGTGTAAATGAGATAGGACTAGTTTATTATCCTCACTCATTAATCCTGACGTACAATGTAATATACTATCCTTGGCTATCTTTAAGCCTTGAGTAGTACCTTGAGCGGGATTGACAGTTCCAGGACCGCCTTTATAACCTTTGTCATTGTACATATAGTATTCTTGTTTAGTTTGTGCTAGATATACTGTGTTAGGTCCTGTCCCATGTTTCTTCTTTGAGACCTCTCTAACTTTTCTTATTTTTCTAGGATCTATAAACCTTAATTCTTGAATACCGTTCTGTACAGCTTTTTCGTCTATGATAACATGATAGTACATTCTACCATCAATATACCAATGTCTAAATATTTCATATGCTTGACGTTCGAAGTCTAACAAGTCTTTGACGTTTAAGAATTCGTCATGTATTTTTGTCTTGATTGAGTCCGGTACGTCTACACCGTC